ATTTCACCTTTTTGAGCTGCATGTGCAATGCCAGCGGCTCGGCGTTGTGCTTGACTAACTGCTTTTTCTGCCACAGGCTCAATGGTAATGCCTTCACGACCCAAATGCTGCTCTGCATCGCGCTCGTGTGTGCTAAGGATGTAGTCAGTGACACTGCTCATCATGCCTTTGATCTGTCCAACTTTTTCCTGCACCCATTCTGGCAAGTTTTCATTTTGGCGCAGGCATTTTTCTAATTCTCTAGCATGACGCACAATGGTATGTAATGACTCTTTGGTCATTCCGGCTTCGTCATCATACTCGCCGCGCTGGCCAGGATCAATGCCTTCACTGCTCATGTTGCTAGGGCGTGTCATCATAACGCCGTCACTGTCGAGGCCTTCTTTGGTTTTTGTAGGACGCCCTGATTTGTATTTGTATGATTTAGCAGTCACACGCTCAGGACCTTTGGCCGGACCTTTTGGACGACCTTTTTTCTTAGGAGCATCACTCTTGGCTTCATCGTCTTTGTCTTCTTCGTCATCGTGCTTACGAGTGTAAGTGGTAGCCTTCATTCCACCCGGTAGTGTGCGTTCTTTTTTATCAAATTTGCCTGTGCCTTTTTCTTTTTCACGTTGAGTCAACCAAGCATCCATCTCTTTGAAACCTTCGTCAATTTCATCAGTGTTGAATGTCTGACCAAACGCATTGAATTTTTGTTTGCCAGACTTTTCTGCTTTGGTGTCTTGTTGTTTGATATACTCGCCACGACTGACTTCATCAAGGTCGGCTTCGTCCATTTTGTCATAGCGATTGCGAATCTGATCCATCTTGTCTTTACCGGCATGTTCACGACCAGCTTGTTGCAGGGCCTTCATACCTTTGTCGCCATATTTCTTTTTGCCAAGGTAGGCTTGTAGGGCTGACTCTTCCATAGGGCCGCATTCGCATGGCGAGCAATCACATGCAGGACAATGACCTTCTTCAACTTGGCCTTTGGCTCGCATTTTTGCCAACTGTGCACCGGCAATACGATTGCCTTTTTCAATGTTACCGCCGCCGGCTTTTTTGGCCAAGGCCTTAAAACCTGTGGTGGCATTGTTGTGCTTGCCCATGTCGCGCTCGTTCAGTGCTTGAGCCAATTTACTTGTAGGTGCAGTGGCTTTGGCATCTTCACTGATCTGTTTAGCATCTTGCTTGTCAGCCAACTGGGCTAGTCGTTTGTTTAAGTCATGAAAAAATGTCATTGTGTTATCCTCTTGGGTTTGCGCCAGTGGCCGGGCGTGGTGGGCGTTTGATCTTGGTCATTGGACTGGTATTGTCCATTGGCAAATCGTTTGTGGTCTTGGCAGGCGGTGTCTTGCCGCCAGCCACTGTGAAATCACTGCGGTATGCGTTCTTTAACACAGCATGTTGATTGTATGGTGCAGAATAATCCGCACTCAGTGCTTTTTGTTCTGCATCCGGTGCAGGATAATCGGTGTCGGTCAACAGGTCTTTATTTTCATCTTCAACTCGTTCACGTTCAGAATCCATACCTTCTTCGTGTGGAATAGTCAACATGATGATACGGTTTGGGTCCAAGAACAGCAGTTGAGCAATTTCTTTGATCTGTGGCTCAATTGCAGGATAACGAAATTCCACGTCCATACTGGTCACTGAATCATTGCTGTGTTTGGGAAAGTCTGCAGGCTTCATTTGCACTGGTGTGGTTTTTGGCTTGGTGAGTTTTACAATGTCAAACTGTTTGAGCCGTTCTTCCAACTGCCGAACAAAATCAGGCGCCACATCACCTACAATTTTAATACGGTAATTGTAGGTTCTTTCGCTTTCTGCGAGGTATTGTTGAAATTTTTTCATCTTGGTATCCCTATATGATATTTATGCTTTGTTATTGTTTTGTGCGCCGGTAGCTATCAAGCGTTCCAGCAAGTCGTTACGACTCAGGACCTGCCCATGTGCTTGTTCGATTGCTTGTTCAGGTGAATTCCGAGCTTGATCTTGATCCATTTTTAGTTTTTTCAACTGTAGATCAACCATTTTTAATTTTTTATTCAGCTTGGCAGTTTTGGCTGTGAGTGCGTGTCCCAACATGGTGCTGGCCACAGCAAATATTTCACTGCTGTAGCGACTATCAACCTGCATGCCAAGATCCATTAGATCATTGAATGTTTCTTGAGCTTTGTTTGCTAGATCATCCAGCTCACGATCACCAGTTTCTAAATCACGCACAGTGGGCAGGGCCGCATCTATTTTGTCTATGGTTTTGTTGATTTCTTCCAGTTGCAACTGAGTAGAAGGAATACTGGCGGGTTCGTCCTCCGGAACAGCGTCACTGGGAGGGAAATTAAAGAGCTCTTCTAATTTACGTGTCATACCATATTTACCGCCGGCATGTTAGGCTATTATTTCTTACCACCCTGATGGTAAATTTGGTCTTCGTTGATTACCCTAAATGTGAGCCCGTTGCTCCGGGCCCATTTGGTGGCGGCATCCCACTTGGCATAGTTTAAGGCCACAACAGCCCGGTCACGATCGCTTGCTTTGCTTTCAAGTATACTTTGCTTTTTGGGTTTGATTTCAATCAGTTCGGCCACGGTGGTGTTGTTGCGTCCACGATAGGTCACTAAAAAATCTGGAATATACACACTCTGCTTGCCGGTTAATGGATTACGATAGGGTATGCTGATGCTTTCGCTGGCCCATTGTAGCACATTGTCATTTGAATCCAGGAACATCATAAAAGTAAGTTCCCAACCCGATCTGTATCTAGGTGTGCCACGACCCACATACTTGGCTGTGTTTTTTACTGCGTAAACGCCTTGTCGGTAGTTCATGGCCATGATCAGGCCCTGATGTTTCTAGCAGTATAGAAATTGGGTGTGGCCGGAACCAGCACACCTAACAGCGTAGAAGAGCTGCGTATTTTATTCAGATAATAGGCCATCAGTATGGTTATCTGCGGCTCACTTGATCCGCTTTGTTGAAATGTTTGCAACAGGGTCAGTGCATCGGTATTGGTTATTTCTGCTACTCTAAACAAAGCAGTGGTAAAGTTTTCTGCTGCTTCCACCGTGGTCATTGCACCTTTGAAATAACTCAACACTGCATCATATTCGTCAACAGGTATGTTGACATCGTAGCTGTAGAACTGATCAAAAATTCTAACTGTTTGATCAATTGAGTAATTGGTTGCATTAACGGTTGTCATAGTTTAGTTATGATGGAAAATACGGTCCACCATTGCTAACGCTATTTAATACTGGATGTGCCGGAGGCGTGCCAAACGGTGACTTTGCAGATGTAAATATTCCAGCACCTGGTCTGTAAGAACTAGGGTTGGCACCTTTGACCGCATCAATGGCCGCTTGTCTGATATCAGCCTGTAGCAGTGTTCCTATCCTAGGGCTTTTTTGCAATGTATTGTATGCAGTCATGGCTTTTTGTGTTGCACCAATCAATCCGCCCACTCCACCACTTTGTAGGTCTTCAATGATACCAATGCCAGCATCCAACAATCCACCCTGGCCCAACACCGTTTGTGTGCTGCCGGGTCTGGCCAATGCGCTTGGAACTGTGTCATAGTATGCAGGGTCCGCAAATCCTTTTACATTGGTGTCAGGTCTGACGCCGCCAACGGCTCCGGTGTAGTATTTGACTGTTTCGTATTTGACAGTCATGGTGTGACTCATAATACCATTGTCTTGGCTGTAATCATAGGTATCGTGTTGCCAATCAGTGATCATGGGGTTGATCAAAATATATTCGGCAAATTTGCGTTGGTTCATACCGTATATGCGTATGTCTTTGAAAAACGGTGGCTTGCCGGATGCTGTTCCGTCTAGTCTGGTATAACCGTCATTGTAGGCTTCGCCGATATAGCCCCAATCGTTGACCGTGCGATTCTGACTGTAGATATCTCTGGCATTGTAGCTGAATCCAGCTGGCGTGCCGATCACTGCGGCCATTTGTCCATTTTGATTGGTCACATTGTCGTAGGCTTGGCTAGGATCTTTATAATAATATTTGAAATAGTTGTACCACATGTTACGAACCAAGTCACTGCCATCATCGTGAAATGTTATTTGAACCGGATTGTATTCAATTTTGGTCTGTGCCAGTCGCTTGCGATTGTATTGATTCAGTGTTTCCACACTCATTTGATAACTGGGCAACTGTGCAGTCTTGACCATGAGACCAATTGTGGCTGTGTCGGTGTTAGGGAAAGCACTGCGCAGTGCCGGCACTTCGATTACATTGATGGTAAAATAAACATGGAATAAGAACTTTTGCCGTGGCGTATTTTCGTATCCGTTGGACAAGAACGTCTTGGCAGCATGGGTGTAATCCTTTAACCCATTGAATCCAACAAAACCTTTAAGGAAATCCTGACCCCAGGCCATAATTGCTTAAACGCCAGCGCCTGATGCTACATCGCCTACTGTGCGTCCAATTATTGTGCCAACACCTTCACCAGCCACTTGATTTGCATTATCAAAAGTAATGTTCATTGTGATTGTAGCGGCTTCACTGGTTCCGTAGTTTAAATCGTTGTAGTTGACTGATTTGAGATAGCAACCATAAAGTTCCCAAGTCTCTAATGCCACCGGCACAGCAGTTCCGTTGCCACCGTCTAACACTTCAAACACTGTGGTAAATTTATAATCAATGCCCGAAGCGGCCGACGCCATTTCCATAAAGTCCAATTGCTTCTGCAACTGCTCACCAACCAGTCTAGACACAGCGCCACTGGCATCATCACGTATGTTGCAAGTAGCATCGGCCCAGGTGTATTTTCCAGCCAATTTAACTGTGCTGTTGTAGATAGGCAATGCAATTTCTGCAAACTCTACGCTGGGTCTAGTGAAGTCGACCACTTGCTTGGTTAGTTCTGTAACTGGCTGACTTACTCCAAAATTCTGAAAAGTAACGCGAAAGCGATACTTGAGTTTGGGCATTAACAAGCCTTGACTTGGAGTGCTTTGGTTACTGGCCAAAGGCACAGTCATTCTACTTAATGATGAAACAGCCATGGTATTATCTCCTATATACTTTATTTATGGTCATATGTGCCATGGTGTTAACCGGCAGTAGCCACTGTGCTAACGCCGGAAGCAATCGATCCAGTGTTCTGGATACGCAACGGAATGTAGATAAATTCAACTGATTTAACTGGTTCAATTGCAATATCAACATATAATTCGTTGGCATCAATGGTAGCTGGCGAGTTGTTGCTTAAATCACAAACCA